GGGCGGGCGCCCCCCCCCCCCCCACCAGGGTCTAGGCCGCGCGATCTAGGCCAGGGGGCCAGGGTGCCGCCGCGGCCGACCGGCTCAGGGAAATCGACCCCCGATCGCCTTCCGACCCCACCCCCGTCACAAACCCCGACTCCCGATATCCGCCAAAAATAGCTTTTCCCCCCGATATTTTTTGCTGTGGGGATCGTCTGGAATAATTCTGGTTATATTTTCTGGGGTTATTTTACCGGGAGGCCAGGGGCTTTAACCCTGCCTCGCGCGACGGTCTGCAGATCGTCATCGCGGTGCGCGCTTGAATATTCCGCGCCTCCCGTTGCGTGATTATTTTGTCTGGAATTGTGGGTTATGGAAAGGGTTGTTGTGGTGTGATAAGAGGGGTTAGGCTTGGTCAAGTGTTTTTTTTGGGAGAAGTGAGATGGCGAAGGGTTCTGGCGGTGGCGTGATTGGCGCGAGCGTTGGTGGCGTGATGCCGCCTGCGCAGAAGAGTGCGCCGAACGGTTTTGCGATTGGGAGCGGTTCGCGTCCGGGTGGTTCGAAGTTTTCGACGCCGACGAGTGCGCCGGTGAATCCGAAGACGTTGGGGCGGGATCCTGGCGGTTCGCTGAAATGACGGCTTGCTGACCTGGATGATTATTCGAAAGTGGTGATGACATGAGCAAGGGCGCGACGAAGGCGAAGGTTGTTGCGGGTGGTGGCGGGGCGAAGGCAACCTCCGCTGAAGTTCGCGCTCTTGCTGGTGTGTATGGTCCTGATGCGCTTGAGCGTCTGGCGCGGTTGGGTGGTTTGCTGGACCGCGAGGGCGGCCGTGTGAAATTGACGGGTCGACCGGCGTATGAGGCGGCGCGGAGCGAGAACGCGCAGGTGACGGCGCTGAAGGAATTGCTGGACCGTGCGTATGGGAAGGCTTCTCAGCCGATGGAGCATTCTGCGGACGAGGGTTTGGAGGAGATGCTGGATCGGATTTCGCGGCTGTGAGCGGGATCGCCCGGGTGCGAATTGGGCGTGTCACGATGAAAGCCGGCGGGGCGGATGTTCGAGTTCTGTATCAGGCGCCGCGAGGAAAGATTATCGCCCGGGCGCGAGAATTGATTGCCACAGCCGAAGCGGATCGCTCTGATCTTCCCTCGGCCTTCGTCGGCGTATTTTTCTGGCGCGACGACAAAGAACCCTGGCGTCCGTCATTCTGCCTTGGTTGGGATACCGAAGATCCTAACCTGCCGCTGGCCCGGCTTTTCCGGGTTGCTGCTTCTGAGATCGAGGCGATGGGCGCTGCGGTGAAGGCCGAGGATCGCGTGATGCGGAAGCTGGGTTATGTGACGGGCGATGAGCCGGATGCAGCGTCATGAGTGCTTCGTTTTTCACGGAGGACGCTGACACACAGAAAGCGCGTGACGCTTCGATGCGGCGGCTGTTGGGGAATTACCCGCTGTTCGCCGCGCAATGCCTGAAGATCAAGACGAAGGCTGGCACGATTGTGCCGTTCGATTTCAATCTGGCGCAGGCATTCCTGCACGCGCGAATTGAGGAACAGTTGGCGCGGACTGGCAAGGTTCGTGCGATCCTGGGCAAAGGCCGGCAGTCCGGCGGCAGCACCTACATTGGCGGCCGATTTTATCACGCGACGTCGACGCGCCGCGGCGTGAACACGTTCATCCTGACGCATGAGCAGCCGGCGACGGACAACCTGTTTGGGATGGTGGAGCGGTTTCACAAACATAACCCGCTGCGGGTGTCGACGGCGAAGTCGAACGCGAAGGAATTATATTTCGACAAGCTCGACAGCGGGTATGCGGTTGGGACTGCTGGCACCAAGGCGATTGGCCGGTCGCGCACGATCCAACGGCTGCACGGGAGCGAAGTCGCGTTCTGGGCGAATGCGGCGGCGCACTTTGGCGGCGTGGTGCAGGCAGTGCCGGATTTGCCGGATACCGAGATCATCCTTGAGTCGACGGGCGCTGGCGTTGGTGGCGAGTTCCATGAGCGTTGGCAGCAGGCCGAGGCGAGCGAGGGCGATTACATCGCGATTTTCATCCCCTGGTTCATGACGCCGGAATATTCGCGGGATGTGCCGCTGGATTTCGTGCTGGATACCGAGGAACGGGAATATGCCGGGATGCACCGGCTGACGATGCGGCAGATGGTTTGGCGCCGGGCGAAGGTTGCGGAGTTGAAAGACCCGACGCTGTTCAAGCAGGAATATCCGGCGACGGCACAGGAGATGTTCCAGTTCAGTGGGCATGAGAGCTTTATCACCGCGGAGAGCGTGGTATGGGCGCGCAAGGCGACGTGCGAGGGCATTGGGCCTTTGGTGATCGGCGCTGACCCGGCGCGCATGGGTAAGGATCGGTTTTCCCTGGCGTGGCGACGGGGGCGGAAGGTTGAGAAGATCGAGAGCAACCTGAAGATGGGGACGATTGAGGGCGCCAACTGGCTCAAGCGCGTGATCGACGCGGACGATCCCGACCGGGTGTTCATCGACCTCGGCGGCGTTGGCGCTGGGACGTTCGACATTCTGCAGTCCTGGGGCGAGCCGTATTGCAGCGTGGTGGTGGGCGTGAACTTCGGCGGCAGCCCGCAAGACCCGGTGGTGATCCTGCAGGACGGAACGAAGGTGCCGGGCGCTGCCAACCGGCGGGCCGAGATGTGGTCCCGCTCACGGGACTGGCTGACGCAGGTTGGCGGCGCCGACATCCCCGACCTCGACAGCCTTCAGTCCGACGCCTGCGGGCCGAGCTTCACCTACAACATGGCGCAGCAGCTTTTGCTTGAGCCGAAAGAGAAGATGGTGGCGCGCGGCATCCGGTCCCCCGACGAGTGGGACGCCGTTGCGCTGACGTTTGCCGAGCCGGTGCGGCAGCGGCGGACGCGCTTCAAGGAAAATTCCCGTTCCGGTGGGCCGACGGGCGGGCAGCTTGGATGGCTGGGAACATAGGAGGTAATCATGTCCGAAAATAAACTGACTCAAGAAGCGGAAGACTTTTGCAAACGCCACGGGATTAAATCGGCCAATCAGAAAAAGCCGGAGGAACTACACTTGATGCCGGTTGAAGCGTGGCCATTCGCAGCCGCTTGGACCGCCACGCACGGCAATGACCATATCCCAAGCGCCAAGGATGACATCCCGGGATTTCTCGGCACATGCGAGGGATTCGATATTTATTTGGACCAAGACGCCGGCCTGCCAAAGGCAGTTGCGGATCAGATCAATGAGTTCCTGAAGGATAATCCTGCGGCACAGGAGAGGGCGATGACACCACGCATGGAATTTCTGAAACGCATCCCTGAAGCCGACCAGCCGACCGTCTATGCGATGATGGCGGTGTGCGACAGCGTTGAACTGGCGTTGCTTGCCAAGGACGCCCCGAGGCAGGGAGGGCCGGACCCGATGTCCTGGCTGTCCAAGCCAATGCTCACGGAAGTCCGCAAGGTTGTCCCGTGTGCGGGAGATTCTTGACATGCCGCTGAAGAAAGGTTCATCAAAATCAGACATTTCCGCCAACGTCAAAACGGAAATGAAGGCCGGCAAGCCGCAGAAGCAGGCCGTTGCTATCGCCCTCCACCAAGCGGGAAAGTCCCGCCCCAAGCCCAAAGGAAAATGACCATGGCCGCCAAGAACAGCAAACCCACCAACGCCATGAAGCCGATGCCGCCGATGAAGGGCATGGCCGGGGCGAAGGCCGGCAAGGAGGCGAAGGCAATGCCGCACGTCCACAAGCCCAAGAAAGGGAAGTGACATGGGCGACATGAAAAACAGCCCGCACCCCAACAATGGCAAGGGGCCGGATTACGGCGAGACGGTGTTTCGCCGGCCGGCCGTTCCCCCCATTGAGAAAAGTTCGCCAGCGTCCAGCGGCAAGCCGACGATGAAGCCGGGCGCGACGGACGGGATCAACAAGCCGATCCCCGAGACGAACAACACCCGGGCGCCGGGGCAGTGGGGCAAATCCTGATGCTCCCTTCTGACCTGCCCCTGGCTTCGGCAGTGGATACCCCCGACGCATTTTTGACCGTGCCACGCACGATTGATGTGCGCCGGGGTGTTTTCGAAGGCGACGAGATGATCGTCTTGGTTTCCCCTCGCCTTGGCCGCTTTATCACGATGAAGATGGATATCTGGACCAAGCCGTGCGTGAAGGCCGGCCTCGCCCTTCTGCTTGGCAGCGACTTCTCAGACGGCAAATGAGCGGCTACCAAGCCCTGCGAAGCTACAGCCCATTCCACGATTGCGATGTGGTGCGGATCTCCGTCGGCAATGAGCATGGGCACGAACTGTTCATGCTCATTGTTGACGATGGCCCGCGGCGCAGCTACCGGGCGAAGCGCAACGCGGCGCTGGACGCCCTGGCGGACGCACTGGACGCCGGCGGCGAACCGGGCGAAGTGAAGGTCGACCCCGACGTGTGGGATAACATGGTTGCCGAGTCCGCCCGCGAGCTTGAGCGGGCATCGTGATTCAAAGGACAAATTGATCAATGGTTCAAGATCCCCGCCGCCCGAAGGACAACGGCAAGATCGGGATGCCCAAGGTGACGGCCGGCATGAACCGCATCCCCGTCATGGTGAAGGACAAGGGCGGCAAGGGCAGCAAGGACGACGCCAAGGATCTGATGCTCGGCACCGACGAGGACGACGCTGAGGACCAGAAAATCCTGGCAAAAGCCCGCAAGCACTTCGACACATGCGCCTCGGCCGAGAGCGACAATCGCGTCGCCGGGCTGGAAGACCTGAAGTTCAAGGCCGGCGACCAGTGGCCGGCGTCGATCGCCGCGCAGCGCAACAACGACATGCGGCCCTGCATGACGATCAACAAGATCCCCACCTTCGTCAATCAGGTGGTGAACGAGCAGCGGAACAACCGGCCGACGATCAACGTGTCCCCGGTGGGTGACAAGTCGGACCCCGAGGTTGCGAAGATGTATCGCGGCCTGATCCGGTTCTTCGAGCGCCAGAGCCACGCCGACGTCGCCTATGACACCGCGTTCGACAGCGCGGCCTCGATCGGCTGGGGCTTTTGGCGGGTGGTGACGGAATACGAATCGCCGGAATCGATGGATCAAACCCTGCTGATAAAGCGCATCCGCAACACGTTCTCGGTCTACACGGACCCCACCAGCCAAGAACCGGACACATCCGACAAGCGGTATGCGTTCATCACCGAGTTGATTCCGCGCGCCGAGTTCGAAGATGTCTATCCCGATGCTGATCCGATGTCATGGACCGAGAGCGCGGCAGGCGACACATACAAGAACTGGATTGACGAAAAGAGTGTTCGTGTTGCTGAATACTTCGTTATTACTTACAAGATCAAGGATCTCGTTCAGCTATCCAATGGGCATGTCGGATGGAAGGATGATCTATCCGACGACGTGAAGGCCGCGATTGCATCCGGCAAGCTGGAAATCCTGGCCGAGCGCGAGGCCGATGTCCCGACCGTCATGTGGTATAAGCTGACCGCCGTTGAGATCCTTGAGCGCCGCGAGTGGGCCGGGAAGTGGATACCGATCATCCGCGTTGTCGGCAACGAGATCGACATCGAGGGAAAGCTGAAGCTGTCCGGCATCATCCGCAACGCCAAGGACGCCCAGCGGTCATACAACTATTCGTCCCCTCTCGCGCTCGACACACCGATCCCGACGCCCGGCGGTTGGACAACGATGCGCGATATTGCCGCCGGCGATCATGTGTTCGATGAAAACGGCGCTGTTGTGGACGTCGTTGGAACGAGTCCGGTGCTGCTGCACCGAGATTGTTTTCGCGTAGCATTCGATGACGGCAGTTTCATCGTGGCTGACAAGGATCATCTGTGGACGGTCGAAGAACGGACGGACATGAGGGTGGGATGTAGGAATTGGCAGACCAAAACCGTGCCAACTTCTGAATTGAATCCCGACACTCAATTCATCCTTTCGCCTAAGCCGCTCGATATGCCTGATGCGGACCTGCCGATTGACCCATATTTTCTCGGATGGTGGCTTGGCGACGGCACCAGCCGCGATATCGAATTGACCCCCGGCGACATGGACGTTGAGGAAGTTCGATGCATCCTGGTGGCCCGCGGCCTTCGTGTTGGAGAGCCGCGGAAGTATGGCGAGAAGGCTTCGAAATTGTCGGTGTTCGGCCTTCGGAAGCACTTCGCGAGCCTTGAATTGATCCGCAACAAGCACATCCCGGCCATTTATCAGCGCGCATCACGGCAGCAAAGGCTCGACCTCTTGCGTGGACTGATGGATTCGGATGGCCATGTGACAAAATATCGCCAATGCGGTTTTACGACGACGATCCCGGCATTGAGTGACGGATTTTCGGAATTGTTGCGTGGCCTTGGCATAAAAGTGGCAATTCACAAGACGGTGCCATGTTTGCGCGTCATGCCCGGAGGCAGTGTTTCGCAGTGTAGTGCTGCGGACACGTTTTTCTTTTCATGCGGACCAGACGAGAGTGTGTTTGGGCTGGATCGAAAGAAGGCTCGCCAAACCGGCGGCGGCCCGACTCACTGGCGGCGCACCAAGAGATTCGGCATCGTCGCTGTCACTGCTGTGCCGTCAGTTCCGGTGAAGTGCATCAAGGTTGGGAATGACTCTCACCTGTTCCTCGCCAGCCGTTCGATGATCCCCACGCACAACACGATGGAGATGGAGACGATTGCCCTGGCGCCGAAAGCCCCGTTCGTGGGCGCCGAGGGCCAGTTCGAGGGCCATGAGGACAAGTGGCTGTCCGCCAACACCAAGTCGTTTCCCTATCTCGAATACCAGCCGCGGTCCCTGAATGGCCAACCATTGCCGCCGCCGCAGCGCCAACCCCCGTCGATGCCGGCCGCCGGGTGGGAGAGCCTGAAGCAGAGCGCCGCGCAGGACATGATGGCCACCACGGGCATCAGGTTCGACAGCACCAAGCAGGAGCGCGTGACGGACGAGAGCGGTCGCGCCTTGCGAGAGCTTCGCCAGACGAGCGACATGGGCAGCTTTCACTACATGGACAACCTGTGCCGCAGCCTGAAGCACCAGGGCGACATTTTCATCGACCTGATTCCCAAGGTGATCGACACCAAGCGGATGATGACGATCCTTCGTGAAGATGGCGGCGAGGAACAGGTCATACTCGACCCGCACGCGCAGAAGGCATACGACCAGCAGCCGCACCCGCAGACCGGCAAGATGCAGAAGATTTTCAACCCGACGATGGGCAAATACGGCGTGACCGTGACGATCGGGCCGAGCTTCGCCACCAAGCGCATCGAGGCCGCCGAGAGCATGATGGCGTTCGTCCGCGCGCTGCCGCAGACCGCAGCCGTGGTTGCCGACCTCATTGCGAAGAATCAGGATTGGCCGGAAGCCGAGCAGATCGCATCGCGCTTGGCGAAGACGATTCCGCCGCACCTGCTGACCCCGGACATGAAGGACATCACGCCTCAAACCCAGGCGTTGCTGCAATCGATGGACATGCAGATCAAAGACCTGACCATGAAGCTGCAGCAGACCGCGATGGCGCTGAAGGACAAGGAAGGCGACCGCGCCGTCAGTCTCGAAAAGATCCATCTGGACTTCGAGGCGAAGGTGCTGGGCGTGGTGCAGAAGGCCGAGGCTTCCTTCAACGCGCATGTCGGCGCACAACTTCAAGAGCTTGGCCAGAACGTGACGGGGTTGGTGAAGCAGCTTTCCAGCGGAAAAGTCGAAGATGCGGCAGGGCAGGCGTTGAACGCGCTGCACCAGTCGTCACAAATACTGCCGCCGCCAACGCAGCAGCAGGGTATGCCTACGGGACCGGCACCGTCCGCCGGGATGCCATCAGCGGCACCGCCTCAAGCACCGATGCCGCCGAGATAGGAGTGAAGACGATGCAGCAGACCACGATGGCCACCGCGACTCGCAAATTGGTTTCCCAAAAAGGAACCATGCTTGGCGTAATCACCTTTCCCGCCAAATGGGAAGAACACCTCAACGAAGGGCGCAGTGTTCATTTTCACACCTATCAGCCATTGCGGGCATTCCCCGCGCCGGGTGAGTCAGAGATGTTTCGGCGGGGCATGATTTGCAGCACCAGCCACGAACTGATGAAAGACGCTGTGATGCTGGCGGGAATCAACCTGGAAGAATTTGAAATGCAACCCGGATGCTCATTCGCCCCGAGCGCCGCTTATCTCAGGAGCATTGTGGCATGAGCGGTTCAACCACAGGCCCGGCACTGAACGCCACCGGGAGCGATCCGCTTTCGTCCATGCCGGCCGCGCCGCCGGTGAACGCCTCCAACGACCCGGCCGACCGCGCCGCCGGCAGCGTTGGCGAGATGAGCGCGACGGATCAAGCCGCCCTGGTGCGCGCCCGCAGCGGCGCCGACCAGATTGAAGCGCCGAAGCCCGCCGAAGCACCGGCGCCGACCGAGGCACCGAAGCCGGGCGAGCCGCCGGTGGACGAGAACGCCGACGACAAGATCCTGAAAGACGACAAGACGCCGGCCTGGATGAAGGCCGAGATCACCAAGGAGCGGAACAAGCGCCGCGAGGCGGACACGGCCCGCGAGACTGCGCTTGCCACCGCCGCAGCATCACAGAAGCGGCTGGATGAAGCCTTGGAGGCGCTGAAGGCGCTTGCACCAAAACCCGCCCCGGAGCCGATCGCCGCGCCGCGGCCGAAGCGCGCCGACTTCAACGACCCCGACGCCTACGATACCGCGCTCGACACATGGGCGACCGATGCCGCCACAGCCGCAGCAACGAAGGCCACGGCCGAGGGCGAGCGCAAGGCCACCGAGGCGCGTGAAGCCGCCTTGAACGAAGCGCGCGAGGCCGCACAGGCTGCGCAACTTGATTCGTTGAAGACCACCTACGAGGCTAAGAGGGCTGAAGCCCTGGTGAAATACCCGGATTTCGAAGCTGTAGCCGAAGCCGATACCTTGCCGATCGACTATCCCACTGCGCAGGCCATGGTTGCGGCAGCGAACGGGCCGGACATCGCCTACCACCTTGGTAAGAATCCAGCAGAAGCGGCGCGGATCTCAAAGCTATCGCCGGCGCTGCAAATGTTCGAAGTCGGCATGTTGTCAGCGAAACTTGCCAGCACGCCGCCGGTGCGAGTATCAAATGCACCAGCACCAATTACTCCGCTGCAGGCATCCCGCGAGCCAGCTTCAAATGCGAACCGGGAAGAAAGCATGGAGGAAGTCGCCAACCGCGTTCGGAATCAAGCGACCAACGGACGCACGCCAATGTGGGGAAGCCGGGCATAAGCCCGGCGACCCGCCCACCGGGGGACAATCCGGGTGCGTGCCTACCAGCCAACCAGCAGGCCATTGCTGGGCATCCAAAGGAACAATTCGATGAAAACCCCAACGTAGCGGGCCGGCGCGTAGCGCGCTCTGCCTCGCAGGAGAGCGCACATGTCTACCAACAGCCTGCTTACCCCCAGCATCATCGCCAAAGAAACCCTGGCGATCCTTGAGAACAACTTGGTGGCCGCCGGCAAGGTCAACCGCCAGTTCGAGAACCAGTTCAACAAGATCGGCAATACGATCACCGTTCGCAAGCCGAACAAGTTCACCGTCACCAGCGGTCCCGGCCTGTCCATCCAGAATGTGACCGAGCCTTCGACCGCCATCACCATTTCCAACCAGAAGCACGTCGATTTCCAGTTCTCGACCAGCGATCTCACGCTGGTGATCGAGGAATTTTCCGACCGCTACCTGAAGCCGGCCGCCGCCAAGCTCGCCAATCAGGTGGACTTCGACGTGCTGACCAACTTCCAGCAGGTCTACAATCAAGTCGGCACCCCCGGCGTCGTCCCGAACGCCTTCTCGTTTCTCGCCCAGGTCGGGCAGCGCATGGACGAAGGCGCCGTGCCGCAGGATGGCCGCGTGCTGATCCTGAACCCGGCCGCGAACTGGGCGCTGGCGACGGCGCTGTCCAGCGGCGTCTACGTCAAGAGCGTTGCCGAGCCGGCCTTCAAGGGCTTCCTGGCGGCCCTGGCCAACTTCGAGATCTATCTGGACCAGAACATCCAGAGCCAGACCACAGGCAACTACGGCGGCACGTTCTCATCCGTCACCGGCCTGACCACCGGCGTTGGCTCCGTCAACGGTGCGGGCCAGACCGGCTCGACCCTGGTGACGAATGGTTGGGTGACTGGCATCGCCGCGCTGCTGAACGTGGGTGACGTCTTCACGGTCCAGGGCGTCTACGCCGTCAATCCGATGAACCTGACCAGCACCGGCTCGCTGCAGAACTTCACCGTGACGGCCCAGGCTTCCAGCGACGGCTCCGGCAACTCGACCATCGGGATCTCCCCGGCGATCACCGTCACAGGCGCCTACCAGACGGTTTCCGCATCCCCGGCGAACGGCGCGGCTATCACCGTCCGAGGCGCGGCCGGCACCAGCTACGCCCAGAACATCGCCTTCGTGCGCGATTGCTTCGGACTGGTGATGGTGCCGATGGAACTGCCGCAGGGTGTGGACTTTGCTGCACGGCAGATGTGGAAGGGCATGTCCCTGCGCATCGTTCGCCAATACGACATCAACAACGATGTGCTGCCGTGCCGCATTGACTTGCTATATGGCACGGCGACGTTCTACCCCGAACTTGGCGTTCGCCTCACAAACTGACGGAGATAGACATGTCGCAGCCCGATCCCCAGGACCAGCAGCTTTACCAGATTTGGGTGGATGACAATCACCCCAAGCTGGGCAAGCAAGAGATTCCGATCGGGCCGCGCATGTTGAAGAAATTCCTTGAGCCGCTGATGGAGAAGATCAACCGCTACATCATCGACGGACAGGAAAAGCAATGGCGCAACCCTCGATTTGTGAAGGTCGTCAAGCTGGTGCACGGTTCGCCGTTCACCAGGGAAGATCGGCAGAACGATCGGGTGGGTGCGCACCGCGAAGAAACGGTTTCCGAATCCCAAATCTCCCTGTGAACTGAGGAACATCCCATGCCCCGCGTTTATCCCTCCACGCTTCCCGCCTCGATCTCGAATCAGATTCAGCAGCTTGCCAACGGCAGCACCACCGGCGTCATCGTCAACCCGGCGCTGGATTCCTCCGGCAACCCAGCGGAATTGGGGTTCTTCGGCGCAACGCCTGCCGTGCAGCCCACGGGCCTTGCCAGCACCGGCGGCGTCGGCACGTTGAACACCTATCTGCCGGCGCTCACGCCCAGCGCCGTTGCAGCCAACACGACCGCCGAACAGACGTTCACCGTTCCCGGCCTTGTCGGCACGACCTCGCTTGCTGTGGTGAACAAGCCGACCGCCCAGGCCGGCCTCGGCATCGCCGGCGTGCGCGTGTCCGCCGCGAATACCCTGGCCATCACGTTCAGCAACGACACCAGCGGCTCGATCACGCCGACCGCCGCGGAAGTCTACGAAGTCACCGAGTTCGTATCCGGCGATTCCCTGACCTTCACCGCCACGCTGTCGCCGGCAGCCGTC